GGCTGCGTAGCAGGAGCTTACCCACTGTGTATAAATATATACCATATAAAAAAGCAGAAAACCGCCAATTTTACAGGTATTAACATCATTAGTCAGTCCATAAGTACCGTCCTTTCTCATTCTACCAGCTCACATTAGCTCCTGCCATCAGGGTTGTCAACAGGTAATCCAAATTTTATTTCCCAGTTTTCCGCCATTCTTTTTCGGAACGACGACAGTTTGTTCCCGCGGGCGCCCGGGCGGTAGCTCGAGCATATAACCCCCACTATCTAAGTCTTACACATAGTGGGAGTTTGGGAGTTTGCCTAATTCGTAGAGAATATACTCTTAAGCTTTTCAGGGAAACTATCTGCTTCCTCAACAGCTTCTATGTGTGCCTTTTCCACACGCTTTGCATTTCTCTCCATGACTGGTACGACACCATCATAGTGCTTCTTTATACCACGAAGTATATCCGTGTTATCTTCTAATGCATCTGCTATTCTATTTAATGCAGATAACAAATGATCGTCTTGCTCTAAATTTACCATAAGTACCTTTCTATTTCTAAATGTATTATAGCATAAAGTTATCCACATGTCAATGTCCAAGATCCACGCATCTCAGCGTTTGTTCGCCGGGCGTTAGATGCAGGATCCAAGATGGTAGATAATTGGGTTAGTTTTTAGCGGAGTTTGGGAGTTTCTGGAGTTCCACGATCGCCCACAGGTCCAGCCCGGGCAGCGGGCCCTCGTACAAGGGTGGAGGTCCATCATCTAAGTTCGTATTATCGCGGAGTTTGGGAGTTTGACCGCCGTCAAAAAGCTTTATGGTGCGTGTACCGGGGTCGTAGACCAAGATAAATACAGGAGCACCTTTGTCTGAATGAGACACATGGAAGGCATGCTGGAGAGGTGATATGAGTACTTTTGCGTCCCCTTTTTTATTACGCCTCAATACTTTGAGTTCAACTGTAAAAAATCCACATTTGTCATGATAAACTACACAATCTGGGAATCCTGGAGTAACGTAGGACTCAATGCGTGATGACATGTATTTACCATCGTCTAAATATTTCTTGAAACTCTTCCAAAAATTTGTTTCTGGTTTTACGGTCATACTTTTTCTTGTCCTTCACTATCCTCTGACGATACTTCTGTGATGTCTTTAGGTCCTTCGCTATTGGATTTCTCTTCGACCGAGAGAACAGTTTTATGACCTTCTTTTTTAAACGATCCATCTAATCCTAATTCCTTCAATTGTTTAAGTACATCATCACGCGACATATCATCTATAGAGCCAGTTCTAATTTCCTTACGTTCAACATATAAACCAGCAGCTTGACCACGCAATCTTTCTGCATTTATTGCAGCACTATGTGACTTATCATGTAATGCTTTCTCACGCAACCTTGCAAGTTCAGTTACATGTTTATTCATCTCTACTTTATTTGTTTCATATATCTCATTTCTTTTCTTTCTAACTGCGGCTACCACCTTTGGATATTTATCTATATTCAATAGCTCAGAAGCTGTTGTTGCAGCACGTTCTTTCTTATACCCAGATTGTCTTGCACATTCTGTTGGAGTTAATCTACCTTCATTATTAGCATATATTTCAACAAATATTCTTTGCCTATCAGTTAAATCATCAGCACCACGTGGGTATTTTAGTGCCATATCACGGGTATTACGGATGGTATTACGGACCACCTTTTTTTCAAGTGCATCTAACTTACTGGTATATATATCTTTTTCACTCATTTTGACTCCAAAATACAATAATTTGACCTATTTTCCATGAACTCGTAATACCTCCGTAATACTCTGTATCCCTTATCCCATATAGAGAATTGAGAAAAGGTATTACGGTATTGGCTATATCCCGGTATAGAAAAAAATAAAAAACTTTTTAGCATCCAGCGCCTAATACAATACCAAATCATAGTACTACAATACTCCTCCTAGAATACGGAATATCCCGCAGATATCCTCGTTTTTTTAAGCTTTGTATGTATGCATGTACATTACTCTTAGATTTCATGTTATTCAACTGTTTTAACTCTTCATACGATGGTGAATACCCATTATTGTCTATAAATTGTTGAATTACTTGAAGAAATTTAGCTTGTTTCTCTGTTAATCCTAGCTTCTTTTTATCATTACTCATAATACTTTGCCAATACCTTATTTTTTGTAGTAAGTTCTATCTTCTCTGCCTGGAAATTCACTATAACCCTTAACATTTGGATTGGGACCATAAGATTTTTTTGTATGTCTTAACATTTCTTTGTGTCCCCATTCATTTATTACTTCCTGTGTAATAGACTTTTCTAAAGTATCTTTCAATTCTTTCTCACTATTATCAAGAAGTATTCTTTTAGGACCCTTCTTTCTAATATATGTTGATATCTTTGACCAGGTGATAATAATGGAATTTTGTTTAGGTCTAAGATATCCTTTTTCTTGATCCAACCTAGGTAGCTCATCTTCTTTATCATAGTTATCCCTAATGTATTGTAATACTGCATCATCACTTTCAAATTCCTTTACTATTTTCTCTATTACTCTTTTGTCTAACCACAAATTAATTTCGTACGTCTGCATGTCCTACCACCAAATACTCTATCTTTTTTACCCATCCTTTTGGGATAGCAATAGCACCACCCCCATGGTTGTCGTCCCGGTCCACACACCATGAGCGCATAACCACAACTTTCTTTTCACTGTTCACAATCATCCAACCAACTTCTTGGCAAGTAGCTAATGGCGCGTTTAACATGTCTTTTATATCAAGCCAGCCTGTTTCCATATCACGGGCATCAAGCCACGTCACACGCACCATAGGTACTGCACTAATGTCCATTATTTAAGATAAGCACCATTAGTTTTTTTATACGCGTGAAAGAAAACTTTTTTTTCATCATTCACACGGTAATTATATACATCATTAATTAGTTCCATATATAATTCAGTGGTTTTACGTTCAGTCATCATGCTCCTACACATAGGTTTCTTTAATTGATGCATGAAATGCTGAATATTAAATCTACCACCACGCATCGCTATCAATAGAGCGGCAATAAACTTATGCGCTTTGTGAAGATGTGTATATTCTTTTAACCCAATAATAAAATCAGCCTCCCTAATAGCTTGTGTTAAATTTTTAACAGCAAATCTACCGTCTTTAAATGCTCTAGTTGTGCTACGCGTATACATGGGTTTTTTTGCCAATAAATCAAAACACACTTGGTAAGGTAAATCATATTTTTCCTTAAACCATTTGAATGTGTGGTAAGGACCTTTAACATTATTTGCCGTTATTTCCTCAGCAATAAAAGAATCAAGAAATTGGTATAATTTCCACCCTTTTTGTGCCTGATTTACGGTGCGTACTTCCTGTAAACCTATATCTTTTTCAGTTATAATATAAAAGACAGGCTTATTTAGTTGTTGTGCAGCAGCAAAACGATGCTGGCCGTCTAAGATCTCAAGTTTATTATCCTTAGTCCTTTTAACAAGGATAGGTATTGGTAAATCTACAACTTCACTCATAGATCTAACCATGCATTTCACGTCTGATGATTTAATATCCCTATTGCCAAACAATAGAGAAAATTTATCATAATTTTTAGTCTGATGAACTATCATTATTTATCCTTTCTAATTCAATTTAATAATCTTATCAATCCACTCTCTTATAAGTGGTTTGCTTGCGTACATTGGACGCTTGACGTCTTCACGTTGTCCACTGCCATCCTTGCTAACAAACCCAAGTGTGCGAATCATTGCATCCTCTTCATTCTTAGCGCGAATCATGTAACTAAAAGTTAATTCCCTTTTAGTTGTTATCTGGTATGTGTGCTTTTCCTCTCCTTTTTCAACATGAAATGATTTCATGCCACCTATTTCTGTGCCCTCAGCTGGCTGTTCAAACTTAACAGCATCTAATTCTTTTATTGCTGCAGCATCTGCCAAGGCTTCTTTCGTTTTTTTCGCACGTATTTTTTGACGTTCTTTTTGTATGTGGTCCCATTCTTGTGGTC